TACTCTCCCAGTGACTCCGATTTTTCCCTCCGGAGCACGAGAGCAGAAGCCATAGGGGTGAACGACCGGCCTCTTTGCCATGCGTGGCCCACCGGGAACGGGCTGGACGATTTCTTGATCTTCGTTTGTCGATGCGCCCAGCGTCGAGTTGAGAATCACGTTGAGATGATTCTTGACCTCGCGGCGGATTTCTCTGATGACTTCGGGGCTCAGGTTTGTCATATGGCTGTTGCCCCCAATCGCTGCGGCCGTTTGATTCTCGTGTCGCTGACAATGGTGTTGAGCCGGCAGAATGAGAGCACAGAATACTGCCCCCGTTCCGGCGTCAGCGCCCAATCAACCGCGAAGCAAAACATTTCTTCCTGAATGCCTGCGCGGTCAAAGTCAATCGAGTAGACCGTGTTCGGCATGTACGCCTCGCCCTTGTCGTTCCAGTGACCGGGAACCACGGCCTGCACGATAAGTTCGTTGAAGTTCGCGCGCGCGAGTTCTCGCTTCGCCATGGACTGCAGAACGGTTTCCCCAGCTGCGTCCGCTGCTTGAAAGACTGCGCTTGATTGCAAGCTCTGCGCGTCTTTCCCCGAGGGAAGAGAGGTCATCAGGGTCTTGAGCACGAGGTGCCCGGCTTGGCGCAATCGGGTCGGACCGTTCGCCTTGTTGTCAAAAATCTGATTGGCAGGCAATCCAATCTGCGTACTCTGCACATCAGACCAGAGCACCGCCAATCGGTTTGGAATGCTCGTTGCGCTTGCTGTTGACCGCATCGAAAGCACATTGCTTGTTCGCTTTTCTCGGCTACAAACCAATGTGCCGCGACTGCCAAGATGAAACTGTGGCCGGCCGATAACGAGGTCACCATTGGGGGACGCCCATGCGATGACGTTCAGAGGTTCCATGAGCCGAAGAAGCGCAGACAACCGACTCTCTCCCGGTTCGGTTGCGAAGAGTGTGGCAATCTGTGGCGCATCGAGGAGCACGACTTTTTGAATGCGTGTCCCTTCGATAAGTCGCCCGCCAGCGCCTTCCAGCGTCATTGATTGACCCCAGATTGGCTTTGCGTCGTAACTGACTGCCGAGTTGTCTTCAAGTTGCCCGAGCAAGTCGCGCCCATGAACCGATGCGCTTTCGCCGCTTTCGCCATTCACCTCAATTTCAATCTGGTCAATGATGCCTGTGGCGACTAGCGTCTGATCAGCCCAAAGCATTGCGATGTCGCCTTCGGAGCAGTACGCAGAAAACGGATATGGGTCATCCGGTGCTGACAAAGTGAAAGAGAATTGATCGACCGGAACAAGCAGAGATGATGTGAATGTATATGACAGAAACTTGTCGAAACTCAGAATCTGTCGTCCTGTTCCGAGGGGCTTGATTTCTAAGCTGACCGGTGGAAACCGGCCCTTCATTTCGAGCTGTTTTGAAAACCCTGTTGTGATCATAACGGTACGATCACCTCGCTGTCAGCGGCGATGTAGTTCGTGGATTCCAGCTCGGCATTGAGCAGGTCGATCTCAACGACACGCTCAACATCGAGGCCGTTGGCGAACGCTATCTCTCGCAGACTCATGAGTCGTGGAACCACGTACGTTTTCAATCCGATTTGTGCTTGGTCTACACCGGCTTCGTAGGCATCTTGCAGCATGTTGACCATGCGCCGAATGTCGAGGATCTCGGATGCGTACTCAAGTGAACCATCAGAATCAGACCCGTCTGCCGCGAGGAATGGTTGCCCGAACTGCAGCCGTTCAAGGGTCGAAATCAGCTCGTCAGCGAGCAGGCGGCAGGAGTTGACTTTGTTCTGGGTGACGATTGAAGCGAGAGAAGCAGCGAGGTTTGCGGCAGTCTCTGCCGAGAGCCCAATCGTGGACACACCGGCAATCTGCCCTCCGCTGTCGCCCGTGGTGAAGTCGGATGCACCCGTGATTCCAGCGGTGCCGAACTGCGCTTGGGAAGCGGCGATTGCTGATTGAAGCTGAGCGATGGGCACGCTGCGGAACGGGTCATTGGGAACGGTCGCTGATGTGATGATCCCTTGCGCCAGGGTTCCATCTGCGAGCAGAACGCCACCCTGATTCACGGGCAGCAATGCGGGGAGGTCGAACGAGCCCCCTGTGTTGAACGTGCTGTTGAGGCTTACGACCGTATCGCCGAACGCGGTGTTGTAGCTGTCGATCACGGTCTGCACTTGCGCGATGACCGAGTTCAAAAGGTTCACCGCCGCGCGGACTTTATTGTACAGGTTGTTTATGACCTGGAAGCCTGCCAAGAGGTCATTGAGAATCGACTTGAAGTTCTTCGTCTCGGCAATCTTCCCATAGCTCGCCAACGTGAAAGCATGCTCCACGAACGTGATGGAAAGCAGCACCGCTTTGCGCGATTGATGCTCATGGGTCAATGTGTAGTTGAGCATCTTTGCCCGGACGATGCCGCGGACTGGGTGAACGAGAACGCCGGCGTCGGGCTTCTGCAGCTCCCTCATGAGAATCTTCAGGCCCGCGATGTAGGTATCGCCGAAGAGCACTGCCTCAACGTCAAAGGTCTCCGCTTTGCGCCCGAGGTCATCGGTGGTCTGCCCGTCCCGATAGGGGAAGGAGAGCTGCGCCAGGCGGCGACCGCCCGAGTCCCGAATCGAAGGAAGCGCACCGCCCCATGACACTTTCGTCTTGAATACGTGGAACGGCACATTGTTGTATGAGCCTTCGTCGATCTCCCACTCTGCCGGGTCGCGCCCGAAGAGCTGAGCCACCGACGCGATCCCGCTTCCCGTTGCCAGAAGGAAGTCGGCTTTCTTGCTGATGTTGAGCTGCTTGATTGCCATTACTGGGCCGCTCCTCTCGTGGGTTTCGCTGTTGCCTTGAGGTCGGCGTTCTTGCTTTCAACGGTGACCCGCACGCGGACTTCCGGTTGCGGTTGCTTCGATGCCGGGTCTGCGAGGTTGATTGTCCCTTTGCCCCGGACCTTTGATTGCTGGGGTTCCTGCGGTTGCAGATTCACGCCGGACACGGCCCCGCCGAGTGCCTGGTCAATGCGGAAAAAGAGCCGTTCGATTGCGTCGCCCTTGAATCCCTCTTTGGTCGTTCCCTGGCTCATCTCTGTGATGAATGGGTTCAGCGCTTCGCCGAGTGCGTAGCCCGCAGCACCAGCGCCCAGCACGCCCATCATTTTCCCGAGAATGCCAAGCCCTGCTCCGGTTCCCGTGGTTCCCCCGGAAGACGCCTGACCGATTTCAGAAGCATTGACCACGTACACATCTTGAACCTTGCCGCCCGTGATCTGCTCAAATGCGGTGCGCTCCGCGATGCCCGTGGCTTTGCTCTTGCCAAACTGCAAGAGGTTCTTGATGCCCCCTCCCGCGAGCAGAGTTGTCAGAATTCCGGCCCCTGCAACGACGCCGGTTGCACCCAGCGACTTGTCGAGTGCGCCAGGGATGAACCCCTCGGCTTTCTTCTTCCCGCCCTTGATGAGGTCTTTGGATGCTGATTCCGGCAGGAGGTCAATCACGTCATCCAGCGTGGTTTGAAACGCCTTCTGCAGACCCGTGGTAAGCATGTTCGTAGCGAACGATAGCGGAGTGGCGAGCGATGCCTTCACTTTGTTGAGCGAGGCGTTGAACGACTCCCCTGCGGTCATTGCTTGCAGGTAGGAGCTTTCGAGTGTTCGGTTGTCGGTCTGCATCTTCTTCTGTGCGGAATCGACTTTGTCGAGGGATTCGTAAAGCCGGATGAATCCCTCGGCGGCTTCTTCGGAAAGCCCGAGCGTCTGCGCCATCAATCTTGGATCCCCTGGAAAGGCCCCAATGGTCTTCTGTGCTGCTCCCCGGAACTTCTCGACGTTGAGCCCACCTTCCCCAACGACACCCCGGAAGCCACGGGCCTCAAGAGCCTTTCGGGCGACCGGCGACTTGCCAAGATACTCTTCTAAGAACTTGATCGACTGTGGCCCGCCAACGGCTGCGGCGGTGCCCAGGTTGATAAGCCCCTTCGTGGAGATGCTCTTGCGCAGGTCTTGAGGCATGCGAGCAATCAACTGCTCGAGGGATTGAAGAATGGCCGTGGGTGATTGGCCGGTGGCACTCATTGCTTTGCGGATGTCTTCCGCAACCGATTTGGCCTGGCCAACGTCCTGCACATTGCCACCCCGCGCCGTGATGACTCCGGCGATCCCTTTGGCGACGGTTCCCTCTTGACCCTTGACGCCGCCAAGAGACGAGAGCTGGCCGGCGAGCTTGGCATACTCAATGAGCTGCTCCTCGCCGCGCACCTGGGTTTCGCTCAGGCCCTTGAGGGCATTGACCGCGGATTCGGAGCTGAGCCCGATCTCGCCCAGGCCTTTTGTCAGATTGCTCTGAAATGAGACAAACCTGCTTTCCGCGATTCCAAAGACCTGCGAAAGTTTGCGAATGGCGTCGCTCAGGGCGAACGTTTCGGCGATGGATGACCTGAACATACCCCCCAACTTCAAACCCTCGCTGATGCCCGCCGCGCTCATGAGAGCCTTGAAGTCATCTGCCATGGAGGAAGCGACCCGGCTGCTCATGTTGCGGAGCTTGCCGAGCATCGTCTCGGTCTTCTTCACTTGCTTCTCGGTCATCTTCCCGGTTTCGGCCGCGAAGCCCTGCAGCGCCTCTCCGGTTTTGTTCCCCTGGTCGGCGATCGTCTTCAGGTCTTCGGCGATTTTCAAAAGCTCCGAGCGGACGCTTAATTCAACCGTGTTCATTTTTGGCCTCCGTCCCGAGCTTACCCGACACCATCATGTGAACCACCCACCATACTACTTGGCCATTTGTTGCTGACTCAGGAGCACACGGCAAACGTTCACCAATTCCGAGAAAGATAGCTCGATCAGTGCTGAATTGTTTTTTTTAGCGAGTTCGACCAGCTCGTTGACGCGTTCCATCGAGATGGTTTCCATGCAAGGATTGATGCGCTCGACACCTGCATTGTACTCATGGAAAAGAAAAGACAGTTCATCTGGACTGAGGTCTTGCAACACAGCGGCAGTCAAGCGCGGGTCGTTCTTTGCGGGTCCGCTGGTGCTCGCCTTTTCCAAGAGCTTGATGGAAAAGATGACGTGCTCCGTGATGGCATTGCGTGCGATATCCGGGCGGCGAGAGAGTTCCTCATTGACCTCGCTGGTGATCGAAACGAACTCAAACACGGTCAGCGGTCGCAATGAGATCTCGAACTTCCGCATCTTGATCAAGAACCGCGCCTGGGTTCCCATTCTCATTTGTTCCAGAATATCCATGAGTCTTTTCTCCAGAAAAGAAAACGCCCACCAAGGTTGAATCGGTGGGCGTTACGGTTGGTCTTGTCGTCGCCCCTTGCGGAGTGATTCGCTTAGAGCTGGATGTTGAACAGGGAAGAATTGCCGACGCTGTCCACCAGATCCAGCGCGCCAAAGTTCCATGTTTTCTTTGCTTCGTCGCCCACGCCTGACGCGCTCTGCTCTGCGTCTTTCAGGAAGACACCGCGAGCATTGTAGACGTCTGACCCGCATTCAAACTGAATGCCGATGTCGTTGGTTTCGAAGTCGAGGGATTCAAGCTTCGGGCTTGCAAGAGTGTTCTGCACAGCGACCTGACACGTGATGTCGAAGTCGGTGTTGCCCTTCACGAAGCCCCGGTTGCGCGCGTCTCTGCTCATGGTGGGAACCACCCGAGCGTTCTCGGTCTGGCGCAGGGTTGCGCTCTGAAGGTCGGCAAGACGGGCACCATTCACAGTGATGAAGGCCCTATCTGCATACTTTGTGCTCATAATTCATTCCTCCGTTATGGCGTTCATCAAACTGAAACCGTGTCGTAAAGCGTGCCGGCGCGAACCGTGGTTGCGATGACGTGCAGGCCAGGGATCACATTCACGGGCGTCACAACATCAAAGCGATGTCGGTCTGACAAGCTCCGCGTGACGGTGAAGCTGGGTGCGAGTTCCTTGACAGCCTGGAACATCTCACTGTCCTGGAAGATGCCTGCCAAGCGAATCAGCTCGCCCTTGACCAACTTCGCGGTGTCGATTGAAGCCTTCTGTGTCTTGAGGTCAGGCTGATTCAATCGCGTGAAAATTGTCTTTCGCCAGTAGTACAAGACTTGGAAATCCTGCACATCGTAGTAGCTGCCAGCCGCGACAACTCCATCCGTGGTGATGCGCGACGTGACACTGCGGACGATCGCGACTTCCTCGTTCGACTTGGTCTTCATGGGAGTCCAACCCTTGCCGAGCGCGGTTTCGCTATACAGCCCTGCACCCACGCTGATGCGGTCAGCGAGAGCAGGGGCCGTGACGCCGCCAAGAACAAAATTGTTGATGGGATTGAACGGCGCGATGTTCCCGGCCATGGTTGCCGCGAAAGCCGCTGCCAGCTCGCCCACGGTGAAAGAACCGGGCGATGTGTTCTTCATCCAGGCCAATGCCAGATATTGCGTGTCGGGGCTGTCAAGATTGGCAGGGTCGGTCACGCTCATGTTGGCAGCAACACCGATTGCACCGAACTGATTGTTTTCGACGCGCTGTGCTCCCGAGAGTTCTGCACAGAGGTCTTTCAAGGTCGTGCGGTTCGTGGTGTCCGTCGAGGCGTCGAACGGCGACACGATGAACTCTGCTTTGACGGTCTTCGCTGCAATTAGGGAGTTGGCAGTGAAAGCGTTCGACCCATTCGCCAAGGGGATGCACTTGATGGGCGGGAAAGTGCTTCTGGCAGCGGATGCGTTCGCCTTGACTGCGGCGACAACCATGTTTGCCAGCTCAGAACCGACACCGAACTTTGTCTCTGCTTCAGTCTTTGCAGCGGCGGAATCTGACACTGCACTGATTGTGATAACTGTGTCCGTTCCCGTTGCGCCCGCGCCCGCGCGACCGATGATAAGCAGCTCTTGCTGATCATTGGGCAGGCCGGTATCCGCGTCAAATGTGATCTCCGTTGGCCGTCCTGGGGTCTTCTGAAATCCGATAGTCATTGGTATTCTCCTCTTTCAAATCGTCTGTTGCGAAGTGACTTGGACTTCCAGCGCATCATCGTCAAGAAGGCCCTGGATTTGTGTGTGCAGAACTTCAAGGTCAAGCAACGTGCGACCAAATGGCTCGTCTTTGGTTCTCGAATCCGTCTCAAGATAAGCATCCCACATGCGCAAGTCTAAGCGGAAGTTCGCGCGAATCTGGGTCAGCGGGACAACGTTCGTGCCGCTTTGGAATGCCAGCGACTTGTCTGCCGAGAAGGTCTTCCCGAGTTCATTGAGCCCTGGCACTTCCGAGCACAGGGTGTCAAAGAATGTGGGCCTTCTGAACTGCTGGCAGAGCGCCGCTGTGATGGTGTCAGAGTAGGCTTGCTGCAATGAGCGATGGGTTGACGGGGGAAGAATCACATCAAGACAGATTTCCCCTTCGATGAACCAGCTCTCAAACTGCTTGACGTATTGCTCGTTATAAACCCGCAGCGCTGGCAGCTCCCGAGCGCCATAATCATGCCGAGTGTATGGGTCGATGCGTGACCCGAAGACCGCCAAGAACTGAGGCACGAGCGCGATGTTTGCGGCCACACGAGCAGCAAGGAACTCGGCCGGGCCGCTCAGGAAAAGCGTGGGGTCTGCAAGTTGGTCTATTCGTTCGCTCATGTGTTGAAACCTCCCAGGAGTTCGCCGAGGTAGTTCTCGACGGTCTGGCGAATTTCCGACACATCGGCGGACGTGAAATCAGCAAAGGGTCGTGCGGGGATGAAGACCTTCTTTCGAGAAGTCCAATGACCGTTGCACTTGAAGCGAAGGGCTTTGGCTTTCACGGGTCGGATGGTCGCGCTGTACTGATGCACAGCGGCATAGGCGATATTGGTTCCAATAGTCACTATGCCAGGAGTGATCCGAACGATCGATCCCACCGCAGCGCCAGGCCGGATTCCATCGTTCTGAGGTCCGATGGATTGTGAGAGCGTCCCTCGGTCTTTCAGGATTTGGCCTTTCCGGCACTTCAGCGGTGCCCATCCGGGGCGTCCGTTGTACTTCCCTTCAGAGTCGAAAATCATCGCGCGTTGAGTCTGCAAAGTGGCAGCGAGCAGCCCCGGCAATTCTGCTTCTGCCCGAGCTGCCGCTTCGGCAAATCGGGGCAGATTGAATTTAAGGCTGATCTCGTTTGCCATCAGTCCACATCCCTCAGAACGCCGTTCCAAATTGTTTCGCCGGGAGATGACATCTGAACCCCCGCGTAGTTTCCGGGGTTGTCAGAAGTGACGAGAACGCGCCCAGCGTAGCCGTCATCCGTCTCACTGTTGTGGGCGGCGAGCTTGAGAGAAGGGAGGGGTGGATACTTGAAGTGACCGAACTGCCCCTCACGGATCTGAATGAGCCGCTCAAGGCGCTGCTCCCACTCTTCCTCAAGGTTCATGAGATACTTGCTGCCGTCGTTCGGAGTCGCGCGCCCGAAGTCGAGCCCGAGAATCCGCTTGCAGGATTCCAGCCGGCACAGACTTTTGATCTGAACCTGGGTGTGATTCGGCAGGGTCGAGAATGCTTCGTCGTTGTCGCCAACGAAAGGCACCTCGTAGCGCACAGAAAGCCGCAGCTCGACTTCGCCTTCGGCTTCTTCGATAAGCTGAGCCAGGAGGCCAGACGACACGGCGTTCTCGTCGATGTCGCTATCAGTGAAGCGCACCTTGCCCAAGAGTCTTTCGCGGATTTCCGCTGCCGTGACGTATGCGCCCATGTCAGTTCAACCTTTGCAATCTGGTGATCTTCGCTCGCTCAGCAATGCGCGTGGACGCGTAGCCGTTGTGAGTGAATGGGCCTTCAATCGGAACCAGAAAAGGCTCAGCGTCCTTCTCTGACAGCTCGATCTCCACACCCTCTTTGATGATCTGGTCGTTGACACAAATGTCCCGAAGGGTCCGAAAGCGAATGAGCTTCGTAGCCTTCTCGGTCCCGGCGACCAGTTTCGTTTTCTGATTCATCTCTTCTTGTGGTTCCATCTTGGTATCTCCAGAAAAATGCGCCGGCGTTCTGGAGGGCACCGGCGCATCCCCCTTGCGGGTGTCGTTAAAACTAGATCACTTTGGCCGTGAGGATGTCGAAGGGACGGTCGAGCTTCACGCCGCCATAAACACCGGCAACGATGTCAATGTACGGGTTCTTGGGTCCGCCCTTGGTTCCGGGTGCGATGTTCTCTTCCACGACAAGGAACTTTCCGAAGCCGGGAGCATCAACGGTGCCCGATGCGAGGTGGATACCCTGCACGAATTCACCGATGCCGTCTCCGCCAGGGAGAGCGCATTCGAAGAAGATGTAGCCGTCTGGAATGAAGTACAAAGCGTCGCCCACGGTGAGCTTGTCGCCCACGAGGGTTTCGGCCTGATACCAGCCGTTGTAAATTTCAACGGGAGGACAGCCAGGGATGAAGAACTGCAACACCTTGTTGATGTCGTACTCGATCAACGCAGGGTTGGCGATCGCGTTCTGGATATACCCACGCACGTTGCTGTTGTCGAGGAACCACCGCGCGGTGTTTCCGTTCATCAGCATCTTTGTGATCTTGTATTTCCGGAAGCGAGCGAGGCCACCCGTACACCAGTAGCGCACGTCCACGATGGGGTTCGCGGTGTTGTTCGCGTTGATGCTGTCAGAAGACCAAACGGCACCAAGGGGCGTGGTCTGGTTTGCAGCGGGAATGCCATAAGAGAACGTCTCGCCCAGATACGAGAAAGCGCCCGTGAAGATTGCCTGCCAGCGCATATACTCGATTCGGGCTTCGAGTCGGCGATTGAGCCGGTCGATGTCCTTGTCGATGTACTGACGGATGCCGCGCTTGCTGCGGTCATTCTGGCCGAGTTCTCTCAGCGTGAGAATCTTCGACTCGTCATAGTGGATAGCTTCCTTGAATGCAGGCGGCTGGAACTTCTGCACGCGGGTGCCGAAGGACTGTACATACTTGGGATCGGTTCCCACAGTGTGCTCGTTCGTGAGTCCGCCCGTTGCTTCGATCACTTCCGTGTAGACTTCCCGAACAGGCAGAGCGATGCTCGGCATGTACGCTGCGCCCTTGTACGTGGTCGGATCATTGACCACTTCCTGGATCAGCTTTTGGAGCACCTGGGTGTGTTCGGTAGTGATAAACTCATTGCTCATATCGTTCTCTCCCTTGCCTTTCGTTGATTAGAACATGAGGATCGTGACACCCGAACCATCGATCACGGTGCGTCCGTTGAGGTCAACAATTGCGTTGGCGTCGATGTCCGTACAGTTTGCGTGATACAGCTCGCCCTTGACGATCAGCTGCCCGACGTCGGATTGCGAGGCAACCATGTCAGTGATGTCGTTGAACAGCACGCCCACGGCGGTGTCGGTTCCCGAAGATCCGCTGCCGTTGTATTTCTGGTGCAAACCAGAAACGCTGTTGCGGCTCATGACCTGCCCAGCGGAATAGCCGGCTGCGTCATAAGCAACACGCACGCCGATGATCGTGGCGTGGTGTCGATTCATCGCAAGGATCAGTCTTCGGTCTTTGCGAAACACCTGGGTCGAGGTTTGGAAGTCAAGTCCGGAGCCCATAGTCATTCCTCCTGCGGAATATCGTTTAGAGTTGAACGCCCATTCGTGCGCTGGTGAGACGCACAACAGAACTGAAATTGCTTTCCAGGTCGGCGAAAGCGCTCATGAGAGATGCCATCTCGGTTTCGTCAACTGCCACATCTCCCCCTGAGTTCATCTTGCATGCGGCCCTGAAAAGATTCTTGGCCCCCTCCTCGTCTCCCGCCCCGATGGCTTTAACGATTTCGGTCCATGCACTGTCAGAGTCGCCGCTCATGGCGACTTCTTCCACGGGCTTCCTATTGCCGATTTCCTCGGTGCCTTCCGATGAGAGCTTGACCCCGTTGTTTCGGACGCTGCTCATGTTGGCCCGGCACTCTTGTTCGAGTTGGGTGAGCTGGGTTTTCTTTGAGAGTTCCGCAGCGCTCATTGCTTTGATGGTTCCGAGCTGACCCGTACGGATGACGGGTTCGCGGTTCTCATACGACTGCACGACAGCCTCGATTGTAACGTCATTCGCTGCGGCCAGCTTGACAAAGTCGATCTTCTTCAGCTCTGCTGGCGTGACCTTGGCCTGCGCGCGGAGGCGAGTGAACCGGGCGGCGAGGTTGGTCTTGCGGAGCGCCAGGCGAACGGCGTCGGTCTTCTTCTTCATGGAAGTGATTGCAGCCGACAGCTCGGTCTTGCTCTTCTCGTCTTCCTCTTTCTTCTTCTCTTCGTCTTCCTCTTCCGCCGACAGCTTGGCTTTGTCTTCCTCTTCTTCCGAAGCGAGCTTATCGCTGGGCAACTTGCCGTCGCCGTCTGCGTCGTGCTCAATGGTGATTTTTTCGTCACCCAGCTTGGTCTTGTCGTCTTCGTCGCCGTCTGCCGACAGCTTGGCTTTGTCTTCCTCTTCCTTTGCCAATCGCTTCTTCATCTCTTCATCGGTTTCCTTGATGACCATGTTCGCTCCTTTCGAGGTGAGCAGAATTGCGTTTCGAGCTGCAGGGAAAGGCGTGATGGTCAGCTCCATCAACTCGCCGGATTCAAGGTCGGCCCCAATCGAAAGATGGGTCCAGCGGCCATCGAGAACCCGTTCCCAGTTGTCCGCCCCTAAGATTTTCACATGCCCGAAGAGGGCGACATTGCCATCATGCTCCCCGAGTTCGAGCGGCCCCATCAGGCGGCCCACGGTGTCGCGCGCGCTTGTGCTGTGGTCAAGCTGAACCGGTGGATAGTCCGACATGCGGATCGACTCCTTGAGCCGTTCAATCTTCCCGTTGTGCCGCTCGACAATGTGGGCAAGATGGTCTGCGGTGATCTCCACATCCCCATCGACGGATGCGAACTTGCCCGCGTAGCAGAGCATCGCCCGTTTCATGTTCTCGGCTGTGGTTTCGCTTTGCGAGCTGGCGACCAGTGCGCCGCCCAGGTGAATCATGCTCATGAGTTCGTTCCTCCAATGGATACATTCTCAGCTCTGCAACGGCAGGAGCGAGGGGCTTCCTATTTGACAAAGCGCTGCAGGCTACCGGCGGAATCAGCGAGATAGTGAATTCCTACATCCCACATCAATGCAGTGCTTCCATATGTGTCGGCGTTGTCGGTAGGGTCGCGGCGCAAGATGAACCGGAGCTGCGTCCCTATTGCCAGACCAGCGCCAGAAATCACCGGGGCGAACTCTGAAACCTTATGCACCGGACGACCATTGGCACCGAGCCCAGGGTTCGATGCGGTGACTGTCAACGTCACCGGCGCAGAGAATTCACCCAAAGCACCCTCGATGATGTAGATGAACTGCCATTTGACATTTCCGGCATTGCTGTCGGTTCCTGACCAGTGGATGTGGGGATAGACGTCGCTGCCTTCTTTATAGTCGTGCATGAATTCGAACGTGCCCATGAGGTTATCGACCGTTGCTGCCCCAGAGAATCCCCACGTTTCGAATCCCGTCGCGCCCGGCACTGCGGTTTGATTCGCTCCGCTGGCGCCCGTCGGAACAAGAAAAGCAGCACAGATCCAGTCATTATACTGAGCCAGTCGCCAGCGCCCGCCAAACCCGATCCATCGAGTTGTTCCGCCGTCTGCAGTGTTCAGAATGCTTGTTCCGTTTCTCACGACGCCAGGGTTTGCGCGATAGACGTACCATGTGTCTTGAGAAAGAACGTGACAGATCTTCCCTTCGCTTGCGCCTGTCGCCGCTTCGCAATTGGCGACCGTTGCAAAGTCCGCAAAGTGGTAGTGGTTGTTCGCAATGCCACCGAGAAGATCCCCGAGTGATTCGTGCAGCGTGGTTCCGGCTGGGCCGGTTGCGCCCTGTGGACCTTGAGCACCCTGTGCCCCTTGCGGCCCCTGACTTCCGGTTGCGCCCGTTGCGCCTTGTGGGCCTGCGCTTCCTTGGGGTCCAGTTGCACCTTGAAGCCCCGTTGCCCCCTGCGGCCCGGTCGGTCCCGTGAGCGGTCGCGGAATCACTTCAATGTCAATCATAATTGATCACCACGTCTGCGGTTGATGCCAACGTTCGTGCCCAGACCTTCGAGCCCGAAGGAACCCGGCGCGTCTGAATGGCAAGAAATGACTCCGTGAGAATGAACTCCGCAACGGTCGGCTGGGTGCTGCCGAACCCAATTTGCAGCTCGACTTCTTCTTCTCTCGACACGCTCATATACTTCACATACTTGCCAGTGAAGTCGGCGACGAGCGACCAATCGGTGGTCACGGTGGCGCGTGTTTGGCTCATTCGAGTTCCTTCTTGTTCCAGCCGGGTAGTAGCGGGACCATTTTGTTGTTCTTTGCTGCAATAGATGAATCGGCAATCATTGCTTTGTGGCGCGGGTTGAAACGATTGAGCGGTACGATTTCGCTACGACAATTGTAATGACAAGGCGGGGTGTTTCTTCTGAGCAGTTCGCTTCCCTTTTCAAAAATCAAACCACGACGACTGTTGCACCAAGGGGTCGTGGCTTTGTCTCTTGTTGCAATGAAGAGATAGTGCGTCACCGAAGGCACTTCATCGTAGAAAGCCTTGCGCGCCTGGTTGAAATACCGGGTCGTCTCTGTCGCCACGATCATGTTGCCGCGCTTCGCGCCCACGCGGGTTGCTGCTTTCATCTCTGCTCGTGCGTCGTCCTGGGTCCACACTTTTCCCTCGCGAAATGCTTCACCCGCCTTCGTCCATATCTCTTGCACCTTGGCGATGTACGCGGCCTTGATCTCTTCGGCGAGCTTCTGGATTCTTGGCGGGGCTTTCTTCTTCCTGACCTTGTCCCACCAGATGCGGAGCTGGCCAGGGTTCGATGGAATCTTCATCGGCGGAAGAGCGCCCAGCTTTGCGCTTGCCGGCGGCGACTTTGGGGCTGGTTCAAACCCTGCAGCCATGGCGTCATGCGCGTTCTGCAGCAACAACAACACGAGGTCTGCAGGTAGCTCCGGGGGAGGTTTCCCGTCGAGCAGCGCCCTCGCCAGGGCTTCCTCATGTGCCTTGAACTCACGGGTGAGCTTGCGTTGAAATGAGCTTTCGATGCGCTGTGCTTTCTTTGCCCCCGCCGCGAGTCGAACTCGGTCGGCAGGGTCAAGGCGGGCAAGAATGGCGGAGCAGGGATCGCACATTGTCACTTCCCGAATGGACTGGTGTCGTTGTCGTTGGCATGCCGCCAATCGGTTCGGTCTGGCGCGCCTTTTTTCTCGACAACTTTAAGCATGCCTTCATCGTACTTTTTCACTTGATGAATGTTGATTTTCCCGGACTGATACGCTCTTTGTACCGCATCATCCGCGCTCGATGCCTCACCTTTCCATGCCAGATAGGATGGGTCCGCCTTGGCCGTCTTGTAGACCTCAAACATTCCAAGGCGGGCCATGTGCGTTTCGTCTTTGTCCGGAATCGTCACCCAGGTTTGCTTGCCCTTGATAACTGCCGGATACATTGTCGCGCCCGATGCGGATTTCTTGTTGGGTTGCTTCTTCCATTCCTCGTCGCTCATGAGCCGGGCCATGTGCGTGGCTTCCTTCTCGCTCTGCTCGACCTGTTTCTTGATCTCTGACTTCGCTTCGGCGATGGTCGGGAACGACCGCGTGGAAAGCCCCAGCTCAGAACAGACGCCCCGATAGGTTGTGTCGGTTCCCTTCTCGTTGATGGTCGTCCACTTGATTTCGCAGGTCTGGCCTCGGTGCTCGAATGAGGTTTCGGAACCCGACTTGCTCAATCGGGCCATGCGAGTCGATCCCTTTTCAATCGAATCTTCCGCCTCGGCCTGCGCTGCAGACGGGTCATCATACTTGCCGGTTTTGTAACCTTCTTCGGTTCGAGCCCAATACATTGCGCCTTTGGATTGGCCATTCACAGTGATTGGTTCCCGGATCACTTCGATCATTGTGTCCATGAATGTGTAGCGTTTGTACGCTGAACCAGCCAGCCGCACAGGCCGCGCACAGAATCGAGAGAACACCTGGGTCTGTAGCCCTTCTTCCTTCTCCATCTTTTCTAGCTTCTGATAGTACTCAGGGTCTTCCGTCAGATGGTCTTTGGCGATCTCTTTCGCCTGATTGGCATCCTGGGTGTGTTCCATCTCGACCTTGATGCCCTTGGCAAGTTCCGCAGGGTCGAAAGCATCATCGCCCATTCCATCGCCCTCGCCGCCCGGCAGTGTCTCGATGGATTCCTTCTGCTCTGCCGCCATGCCTGCGGCCCGGATCTGCTTGCTGATATGTTCGAGGGTCGTCATAGTTCGTCTCCCATTGCGGTTTTCTGTGTGGGCTCAAGCGGCGATGCGCTCCCTGGCTGAATCGGTGCCAGCATCTTCATGATGGATTGCTCGTCGAAGTTCGGGAACGCGGAGGCGATGATCTGCAGGGCGCTTTCCTTCGGCAGCATGCCGGACGCGACGTTGTGCAGGATCTCCACGAGGGAGGTGACCTGAGCGCCGTTGAGCGCCGTGTCTTGCAGTTGCTCAGCTCCGGTGATTCCGTCCCCTGTAGCATCCGTCATGACCCCATCGGCCGAAGTCGAGGCCTTCGCCGCCTGACGCTCCGGGAATCCAAGCTGCTCACGCATGCGGTTGATGTCTTGAATGTCGTTCGAGTCAATCACGCCCGTGTTGATGGCAGTCTCCCAGATGCGAGAAAGCCGCTCAAGATTCTCTTCTGAGAAGTCATTGCGAGAGAAGGAACCGAGCCCCTCTTTCTTCCACATCTCCTGCGGCCAGTTGTATGCAATCAGCTCTGCAATGAGCTGTTGCTTGAGCACATCCTCAAGGCCCGACAGCATCCCATCAATGATTTTCAGGAACGTCTTGGCGTGCTCTTGGCCGAGCGAGTATGAGCCGGTCCCGTCGCCGTTGCCAAATATCAGGGAAGGAATGAGCAGCGCTCGCATGATGGACTTGTTGCAGAAGTCGAGAGAGGTGATGAACGCCTCGGAGTTCGCATCCTGCGGAACGAAATCGGTGTCGAAGATCTGCCCCTTCTTGCCTGGCAGAATCATCACCGTGTCGTTGTGGACGTTGGCAAACGCCTGCCGCGCGGCTTCGTCTGCTCGAATACCGACGCGCTTGCCCTTCACATTCGAAACGCCGGTCGCCGCTGCTTTGGTGTCGTCGATCAGCGTGGTGTTCGGGTCAGCGTAGACGATGGTCAACGGGGTGCCTTTACGGTCGAGAGCGACCGCCAGCATCTGAAGAATCGAATCCTTGAGCACATAATATTTGTAGGCCCGTCTCAAGAGCGAGCGCCCGTAGGGGTTGCCAAACTTCCCTTGCGCGTCGTTCGAGTAGTGAATCACTTTGTCTTTGGGAATTCTGATTGACAGATAGTTGAATGAGTTCGACATGCGCATGGGAAAAGGCATGTCTCCAAATTTGGCAAAGGCGTCCGGGCGCGCATCGCCGCTGGCCATAAACCCATACCCGACTGATACAAGACCACCGAAATAACCGATGCCCGTTCCGAGTGCCATCGGGTTCCAGTTGCGCTGATATTGCAGAATCCCGTCAGCGGTGAGTTCGCCCGTTCGCTCCGTCTCAAACATGATCGTCGTAGGTGGAAGCGTAACGACTTTTCCGATGACAAAGCCATGCGTATCATCATTCTTCCAAACCTTTTCAGCGACAGCGAAGCCTGCCCACACGGCAGACAGCAGCTCCTTGACGACGTTGAACCAGCCGCCCTCGATGCCATCGAGCCGGTCGTTGACCCATGCGGCGAGCTGCTTGTTGGGATGAACATACTTCCCAAGCCGAGCAGCGAGGCACGTTGTGAGAAAGTCACACCCAGACCCGATCGTGTCGTCGGTGTCGATCATGCGCTTGTAGGTTTCGACGCTGACCGAAGAAGGGTTCTGGACGAACTTGTACATGGTCGAAAAGAGCGCCGGGATCGTGGTGCCCCGCTCTTTTGTCATGTCATCGAGGTTCTTCAGCTCCGCATGCCTCGCGTAAAGCATTTCGTTGAGTTCAATGTCGTTGTCGTAGTCAGAATCTTCCATACGGGCGATCCTCCAATTCCATGAGTCTGCCCCGCGCCCGCACAGGAGCGCGACAGGCATACGATTAGCGGTGTGGTGATGCGATTGTATTGCCGATGGTCGCCGCGCGCGCCAGGGGCGGCAAAACCTTCATGAGAGCGTATCCAGCACCGTCGCTCGCATGGGTCAGCGTGCAATCGCCGCCGTCGCTCGGTTTGCCGTTCTTCCAGGCGACCCTTTCGTAGTCTTTCGCAAGCAGTGGGCATCGGTCTGGGTCGAGGGTTTGCGACACGACCCCATCGCAGTCCTTGAGCAATCGAGCATTGTTTTCTACCCGGTCTTTGACGCGCGGGTTGGCCTGGTCACAGTCGATTGTAAACGCCACGCCCATATCAGCCAGCACAGCCGCTATCTGCGAGTAGTCTGTCTCCCCTGCGTTGGATGTGGTGCCTCGGTTTCCCGATGCGTCACCAAAGATACGAAGGAAAAAGTCACCGTATTTGTACCCGACGCGCCGGGCCATTTCTTTTGTGCTGATCTCCACACCGTCGAACTCGTCGAACCAATGGATGCTCTCGTGGTCTTCTGAGAGCTGCCCGACTTCCCAAACCATCGGGGCCGGCGAGAAGTTGAAGTCCATACCCACGATGAGCGGAAGCTCGGGATCGGGGCAGAAACCATGTCGCTGGTTCTCTTTTCCGTAGGTGTAATAGCATCTGCCATCGAGGGCGATGACGTGCTGAGCGTCCAGCTCTTGTGCTGCCATGAGCGGTGAATACGAGTGCCGGAGCGCTTGATAGAATTCTTCGGACACAATCCCATACTCGACCGAAGCGCTCGTTGGGATGTGCTGGCACCCGTACAGAATCCCATCGGCACGCTTGACAAAGCGCTCGTAGCACCAATCTTCACCCGCCGTGGTCGTGGTGATCAGCCCCTTGATCATCTCTGATTCTCGTAGACGGGACAGGATGACGTCGTGACTCTCTCGGGGTGTGTCGCGGGTTTCATCAAGCCAGTACCATGAGAATTCAATACCGCGAAGCGCATCAGCATTGGACAACACGCGCGTGAAAATGTGAGCGACCTGATTGCCAATGCGAACGCTCAGGATGTTGTTGTAGGACTTGAACCCGCGCTTGCACTTCCACTCAAGGGGCGGCTGGCGGTCGATCACATATTTGAGCCCGTACTCTTCCAGCCAGTAGAACAACTCCCGAAGCGTCGCCTGTGAGAGCTGGTCGTAGGTATTCGCGCAAACGCATCCGGTCAGCTCGGGATGTTCCAAGATATTCTTGATAGCGAAGTGTGCGCCCGTAAAGGTCTTTCCCGTCGATATTCCGCAGAGCATCGCGTAGTGAGTCGCTTTACTGTTGATGGCTTCCCACTGCCACGGGGCAAACTCAGTCCTTACGGTTCTTGGGCTCTTTGATTGCGAATTCAATTATAGGCCTTTCTTCAGAGCCCGAGATGTTTATATCCTTCGGTGGTTCTTTCCATCGTTCGCGGGTCTTCATCCAGAATATCATGAGCGAAGAATCACCCTTTCGGGTAGGCTGTCCCTTGTCGTCGATTGGAAAGGCTTGAGCGAAGAAGCAATTGTACGCTCTCTTTCGACGATTGTTTCGGCCTTGTTCTAATGCATCATTTATCTCTGGAAAGTTCTTTACCCATCGCTCCATCGTGGCTTTGCCAATGCCTAGTTCGGCGGCAACATCCTTGACAGCAAGACCAATCGAAGTCATCGCCTTGATGATTTTCAAATCGGCTTCGACGGGCACCCGTTTTCGAAGAAGGCTTTGGGCTTTCCCTCTCCCTTTCTTCAGTCTGCTCTCATTCTTTGGCTTTTCTTTCGGAGTAGACCCCATCTTTCACCGACTTCCCAAAGCG